CTAGCCTTTATTGCTATGCGCGAAGTTGACAGAATGATGAAGAAATAACATGGCAGTAACCATCCCCATCGTCACCGAGTTCGTCGGCGCTGGCGTAGATAAAGCGATCAAAGAGTTCAAACAACTTGAGACCGTCGGCGAGAAAGCCCAGTTTGCTATCAAGAAAGCAGCCGTCCCAGCAGCAGCAGCTCTAGTCGCTGTCGGCGCTGCAGCCTTTGATGCTGTCAAAGGCGCAATGGAAGACGCAGCAGCTCAAGAACAACTCGCTCGCAACATCCGAGGCGTAACCAATGCCTCAGACTCGGCGATCAAAAAAAATGAGGACTTTATTTCTTCGCTGTCAATGGCGACCGCGACCGCCGACGACGAACTACGCCCAGCATTAGCAAAACTTGTCGTCGGCACAGAGAACCTTGAGGAAGCCCAGGCAGGGCTCCGCCTTGCTCAAGACATCGCTGCAGGCACAGGTAAAGATCTCGCCACAGTTTCCGACGCGCTCGCCAAGGCTTACGCAGGCAACGACAAAGGACTCAAAGCCTTAGATCCGCGCATGAAGACACTTCTCAAAGACGGGCTAGATGTCGAGGGCGCGATGAGCGTGCTAGCAGACACTTTCGGAGGTGACGCTGCTGCAGCTGCAGACACCGCGGAAGGACGTTTCAAAAGACTGTCTATCGGCCTTGCCGAAACCAAGGAGTCAATCGGTGCAGCATTACTCCCAGCGATCCAAGCCGTCCTCCCATTCATTGAGCGTCTAGGAACCTGGGCTCAAGAAAACACCACGACATTTCTTGTCGTCGGCGGAGCCATCGCAGGCATCGCCACAGCCATTATTGCGGTGAACTTTGCGATGAAAGCCTGGACAGCAGCCACTACCGCTTTCACAGCCGTCCAAGCAGCCTTCAACGCTGTCATGGCACTCAACCCAATCTTCTTGCTAGTAGTCGCGATCGTCGCGGTCGGCGCAGCCTTAGTCATTCTCCAAGCCAAGTTCAACATTTTTGGCAAAGCATTTGAAGCAATCGGCAACATCGCGAGCACAGTATTTGACGGCATCAAAGCAGGCTTCGCTGGCGTTGTCAGCGCGATCGGCGGATACGTCAACGGTCTAGTCGCTGTCTATAAAGGCTTATTCAACGGCATCGCCTCAGTCTGGAACAGCACCGTCGGCAAACTTTCGTTCAAGATCCCCAGCTGGGTTCCAGGCATCGGCGGAGCAGGCTTTGACGTTCCCGATATCCCGATGCTCGCTAATGGTGGCATCGTTTCCTCTCCAACCCTTGCCATGATCGGCGAACGAGGCCCAGAAGCCGTCGTCCCACTCACAGGAAGCAACAGCCCAAGTCTCGGCAACAGCGTCACCATCAACGTCAACGGCGGAGACCCAAACGCAGTCGTCGCAGCTCTCCGTAGCTACATGAGGCAAAACGGCGCGATCCCGATCCGAACAACTAACCCATAATGCCTCTACAGACCTACACCGTTTCCTACTCGCTGGCATCTACCCCAGGCGTCATCGTTGACCTCTCGAATGTCGTGTCGTTTAATATGAAGCAGGGGCGCGAGAAACAGTTGGACGAATATTCGGCAGATACCGCTCAAGTAACTCTTCGCTATCCGAACGGCTACGCCTCCCCCAACACCGCGCTCGTGCCAGGCAACATCATCCGTGTCAAGCATGACGCTTCTGGTGAATATGTTTACGCTGGCTACATCTCAGGCGTCTCAGTTTCTTACGGCATCCCGTACTCTGGGGGCGTCGGAAATGCAGACTTCATCAACATCTCATGTGAGTCTTATTTTGCGCGTTTCGGCAGACTTGAAGGAAACGGGCAAGCAATTAACGGTGGATTATTTGCGGTTGTGGCGTCGGCGATCGAGTTCTACAGCGGTCTCACTATTAACCCACAAGTCAACGCACTTACACAAAGCGTGTCGGATACGACTGTCAGCAACACTTACGGCGAATGGCTTTCGCAGTACATCCGAACAATCAACGGGCGCATGACACAAGCACTAGCTGTGATCGTTCAAGGCCCAGGCGACATTACCGCATCGGTCGCCTCATTCTCCGACACAGCAAACAACGCCACAAACCAGGTCTACGACAACATCGAGTTCTCGGCGTTCGGCGACAACTACTACACGCAGGTCACGGTGACGCCGACAATTCCAGCTGCACAAACAGTCACTAGCGGTGCTGGGCCTTACCGCTCGCTCAAGTTCAACACTTTTTCCAGCAGCACTACGACGGCGCTAAATCTGGCAAATTTCATGCTCTCCCAGTACTCGACTACCGATGTGCAGATCTCCAGCATTTCGTGTCTTTCCGAGGCCCAGACAAGTTTCAAACTCAACAATCTTGGCGTACCAGGCGCGTTGCTTATCGGGACGCAAGTGCCGATTAAGTTCCGTGGGACGACGTACTATGGGATCATTGAGGGTTACACAATGACGGCTACGCCCGAGTCGTCAAGGTGGACGTATTACATTTCGGGCGCGTCGTTAAACTCGACACTCATTTTGGACGACACCGTTTTTGGCAAACTAGGAACAGGAAAATTGGGCTACTAATTATGGCTATTAAGACTTTTACTACTGGCGAGGTGTTGACCGCTTCAGATACAAACACGTACTTAGCGAACAGCGGACTCGTTTATATTAAGCAGCAGACCGTTGGCTCAGCCGTGGCAAGTGTGACCGTGAGCGACGCTTTTTCAGCCACCTACGACAATTACAAAATAATTTGGAGCGGCGGAACACAGTCAAACGACACGAACAACCAACTACGCTTAGGTTCAACAACTACAGGCTATTACGGCGCGTTTGTCTACAGCCTCTATAGCAGCGCAACGCCTCTATCGGTAGGCGATAACAACGAAAACGCATTTCGTTTTGCTGGCGGTGGCGCTTCAAACTCTGCTGCGTGCAACATAGAAATTTTTAATCCGTTTAGCAGTTACAGAACTAGATTAACTTCTACAAACGTAGTCTATTCAACACTTGCTGGCATGTATAACGGTGTTTTAGCAGACACAACTTCTTACACGGCTTTTACTCTTTTGCCTAGTGCTGGCACATTAACAGGTGGCATTATTTACGTTTACGGATACCGAAAGGCATAACAATGGCTCGACCTAACATTCAAATTGACGACGAAGTACGCGAAATGACAGAAGAAGAATACGAAGCGCTGCTTGCAAGTGGCTGGACTGAAGAAGGCACAAGTGATTTGGCGGGCTAGTTTTGTGGCGCTTTTGCTGGCGTCAATCCTCGTAGCGTGCGGAGACCGTGAACGCGTCAACTGCCCACCACTCACCAAAAACAAAGCGCTCCGCTCAACCACCATCACCGTCGATACCGCATCCGTCGGCACGACCCGAGCGATAACGAACCGTTGCCCATGAAACTTCCACCACTACGCCCACGAATGAACAACGACGAAATCAAAGCGCGACTCATCCTCATCGTCGGCATCACGCTCTCCATCACGTTCTTCATTTCCACAGCAGCTTTGCTATACGGACTCCTTTTTGTGACCCAGCCTCTCGAGGTTTCGGACAATGACAAGTCGGCGTGGAGTCTGCTTTCCCCGATGATGATGTTCCTAACAGGATCACTCGCTGGCGTACTTGCCTCAAACGGACTGAAGAACCAAAAGGACAAAGATGACAACTCCTAAACCTAAAGTCATGCCGTACACCGGCAACAAAGACGCCTCCGCCACAGCCAAAGCCACCCCAGGAGCGATCAAGTTTCTTGAAATCCTCGGCAACAAATGGGGCTTCACAAACCTCGGGATCTACGCCTACCGACCCATGCGCGGATCAACCATGCTGTCAGTACACGGCACAGGACGCGCCTTTGACGCTGGCTACAAACAAAGCAACCAGAAACTCGTCACCGAAATATGCGACTGGCTCGCCGACAACCACGTCTCCCTTGGCATCGAGGAAATCCACCAGTACGTCTGGGGGACACACGGACGCGGTTTCCGCTGCAACCGTGACGGCGCTCCAGGCTGGAAAGAATGGGACGCCGAAAACAACGGAGGCCCAGGCGGATATTGGATCCATATCGAGGTCTCGCCGACGTTCGCCCAAAATAAGCAGCTCATCATCGCAGCCTGGAAAAAGACAATCCCCACATTCGTCACACCAATCGTGTAAGTTCTCTAACGTCACCTTCTATCCCTACTACGGAGGCAATAATGGCAGGCAAAATCACTCGACCCGACGACTGGGATCCAGACAGTCTTTTCTACAATGCACCGCTGCATCGTGTCCCAGACCGTCCGACCAGCATCCAAGGCGCTACCGACGTTAAACCTAGGCGCGTCACACAGGCGATGCTTTTACTCATCGAGTACCGAAACCACGACCTCACCGATGAAGAAGCAGGAGCCCGATCAGGGCTTATCAGGCGCTCTCGGTGCTATTGGAAACGGTGCTCCGAACTCCGTTCCGCTGGTTATATTGTGAACACAGGAAAGACGCGGATCGGATCCGCAGGATCATCCCAGATGGTCTGTGCCATTACCCCAGAGGGCCTCGCAGCTCTTGATTAGGAGGAATTATGTTCACTCGATCAAAGGATCGCAATTAAGCGACTTGCGGCAGCCGTGCTACTTATTGCCGCTTTCCACCCATCTCCAGCAAGTGCCGAGGCTCTGCCCTTCCGATGCGAATACTACGCAACGAAAGCAGTACAACTCGGCTGGCCTAAAAAGGAGAAACCGATGCTCATGAAGATTATGTGGCGCGAGTCGCGTTGTCAGACTACGAGCATTAACCGTAAAGACCCGTACGGCGGATCTTTCGGATTACTTCAGATAAATGCAAGTAATGTCGGCTGGGCAAAGCGTGAAGGCTTTATAGAAAGCCGAGACGATTTAACCAAAAGACACCAAAACCTCAAGGTCGGACTCGAGCTGTGGAAGCTCTATGGATGGCGACCCTGGGGGAGTAAATCATCCCAATAACAGAAAGAGCCCCTACATGACATTTAACTTAGACAATTATGAGCCAGTAGCGCCCAGACTGGCGCGATGGCTAGAAGCAGCAGAAGATCCTCGAGTCATCACAACGCTTCACGCATACGCCCCTGGCGAATGGTGCATATTCCGAGCCGAACTTTACGCAGGCGACACCCTGCTGGCGACTGGCTATGCAGAAGAACATCACACGGATCGTGGCGTTAACTCCACGAGCCACATGGAGAACTGTGAGACCTCGGCGATCGGACGCGCATTAGCGAACTATGGCTATGCAGGCTCAGATCCGTCAAAGCGCCCTTCTCGTGAAGAGATGACAAAAGTACAACGCATGACGCCCAGCGACGCTCCTGAAGGCACACAACGCCCACAGGCATCACCTAACAAGCCAGCATCAGACGCGCAACTCGGGCTCATCCGCACACTCTCCAAGAAACTCGGCTTTGAGGCACACTTCCCACCGAACTTTACGAGTTACGACGCCTCCCAAGTAATCCAAGAGCTCAAAGGAAACGTCATCCCACTAGCGATCCGCGCCGAGTCATTCGAGGATCCGTTCTAATGCAGCTCATCGGCAAACTCATCGCGTCCGCCATCATCGTCGGACTAATCACGTTGGTCATCGAGGCCATAATTTACGAGCGCGAAGTCACAGCAAAAAGCAAACAAGAGAGGCCCTTCTATGAGTAACGACGACCAGATCTGGAACGCGTTTATCAAAGCAATTCCAGCACAAGACAAAGCCCGACACGACCTAGAAAACTTTCAAGCAAAACTCTTGAAGAACGCTTTGCAGGAAATTGAGGATCTAAACCTTGAGATCACCCAGCACAAAGCCGAGATCGTGCAGCTAGAAGAAGTGTTGCAAGGCTACTCGAGTCTCCTTCATGACGTAACACAAGACCGAGACCGCTTTCGCGACGACTGGAAAGCAATGACACAGGAGTTATCAAGATGGCGCTCATGACAGACGACGACTCCTACCAGGTGCACGTTTACCCAAAAGGGCGAAAAGTGACTCTTGTGTTCATTGGCGACTGCTGGGATAAATACAACTACGAGCTCACATATAACTCATTTGTCGCGCCACTTGTGAGGCGTTACTCGAGCGACTGGATGACCTGGGGCGACCGTGAAACCATCGCCGAGGGCTTCTACCAATGGACTTGGGAAAAACGAGAGCTTGACATTAAGGGAGATGGCTGATGGACGAAGTGCAAAAGTGGAAAAGCACTTGCTCAAAACTCATCGGGATGATGCTCCCCTACTCGCTACTTATGAACGAGACAGAAAGAGAAGAGCTAAAAATAATACTTGAGGAGATCAGCCTTGACAGCCCTAAGTGAAAAAGAGTTCCAGAACAAAGTCATCGCCCTGGCGATCATGTACGGATGGCGCGTAACACACTTCAGAGCCTCACAGGTCGGCGGAAAGTGGATGACAGCCATACAAGGACACTCAGGGTTTCCCGACCTCGTTATGGCTCACCCAGACAAAGGACTCATCTTCGCCGAACTTAAGACCGAACGAGGACGCTTAGACCCAGCACAGATCAACTGGCTCCGCACCATTGACGCAGCTGGAGCCGAGGCCTACTGCTGGCGACCATCAGATATGCAATTCATCACCAACCGACTACTAGAGAAAGCCCCTAC